GTTCGTGCAGGGTGAGCAATGGGATCCATCTGACGTACAGACTCTAGGTAATAGAGGGGTCAAAGCGCTAACCATCAACAAGATCAAACCTATCATCAAGCTAATTACTGGTATCGAGCGCCAATCCCGCTCTGACCAGAAAGCTTACCCTGAAGGCGGAGAAGACCAAATAACCGCTGACATTTCCACTCGCCTACTTAAAAACACTTCAAAGCTATCCAAAGTCGAGGTCAAACAGTCCGAACAGTTCAAGAGCGGTTCTATCGGCGGTATATGCTACCTAGAACCTTATATGGACTATACCTATGACCTTATTCATGGTTCATTAAAGTTCAAAAAACTATCTGCCCTAGATGCTTTCCCAGACCCTGATGCTAAAGAATATGACCTTAGTGACGGGAAGTTCTTCTGTAAAGTAACTCGTTCATTAACTAAAGACGAGTTGAAAGAACTGTTCCCTGAACAAGAGAAGAAGATTGAGGAGCTTGGTATAGGCACCGTCAACTGGGACGATATCAACGTGAACATCGTTCAGATAGAAACTGGTGAAGACTATGACGACCAAGGTATGGGATATAAGGACAAGAAGAAAGGTATTTACGACCTTGTTGAATGTTATTACAAGGAAATGACCAAGAAGTATTTCGTAGCAATCCCAGAACAGGGTCTTATCGAAGAGATGCCCGGTAAGAAAGAAGCTGAGGCTACTGTCGAGCAACTAGCGTCACAAGGCGCTGAGGCTACAGTAATCACCAAGATGATACCAGTTATCCGTCACGCTAGGGTTGTTGGCCCTGAACTAATGACAGATGAAGTTGCTTGGTCTTACCCAGCATGGAAATACTATCACTTCATGCCTTTCTGGTGTGAGCATAATACTGAAGAGATCGGTGGCAAAGAAATCCTCATCCAAGGTATCGTAAGAACCATTAAAGACCTTCAGGAAGAGTTCAACAAGCGAAGAACCCAAGAACTCCAACACCTTAACTCCTCCTCTAACTCTGGGTTTATTGTCAAGAAGAACGCTCTTGATGACCAGAACCTTTCTAGATTAAAGACTCATGGTAGCTCACCTGGTCTTGTCATTGAAGCTGATGACCCAGCAAATGTAAGCCGTATCACACCTATGCCACTCTCTCAAGGTCACGCTCAACTCGCAGCTGAGAACCAGCAAGACCTTAAAGAAGCCTCTGGTGTTAACCCTGACCTGTTGGCTTCCGACTCTAAATCCCAATCGGGTCGAGCCATCCTCCTCAAGCAGCGTCAGGGTCTTTCTATGATCCAAGAAATGCTTGATAACTTCAGCGAAACAAAGCGTCTTATTGGACAGTTCATGCTTAGTCAGCTCAAAGAGATATACACTGTTGACTCCGCAATGAAGGTTCTTGGTGACGCATGGATTGCTGAAAACTTCACGGTTCCTATCAACATCGTTCTAGGACGAGCGTTGGCTAAGGAAGAACAAGGTGGTCAACTTACTGACGTTGAAGAACGGGTTGTTGTTAGTTACCCTAACGCAGACCCTAGAGTACCCGTACAGGATGAAGACGGTAACCTAGCTACCATGGTTGATATGGACTCAGCTATACAGACCGTTAACAAGGTTCTTAATGACTCTGAGCTTGGTAAATACGATGTTGCTATTGGTGAAGGGCCATATGCTGAAACTATCCGCATGGCTAACTTCCTTGACCTTAAAGAACTAGCAACACAAGGTATGCCGATACCACCAGAAGTGTTAATAGAAATGAGTTTGATCCCAGAGGGTCAGAAGAAGAGTATTAAAGAGGCTCTAGCTGCTCAACAGCAAGCTTTAGCTGCACAACAGCAAGTAGGAGGACAATAATGGCTGGTCGCTTTGATTACAGCGAAAGTTGCGATTACATTAGAGACGAGTTTTCATTGGGAAACAATGCTTCGATATACGATATTGTCAACGTTATTACTAAAGCATATAAGGAATTAAAAGGCAAACAAAAGTCAGCTAAGGCTGAAACTAAAACCGAGGAGAAGAAATGTCCAACGAGACAAACACGCAAGAAGAAGAAGTCTTAATTGATGTTCCAGTTGTTGAGGAAGAAACAAATGAGAAGCTAGATACAAGTGAGTTAAGCCCAGAAGAACTTGAGATGGCTGTTGAACAGGGTTTAATTGAGAAGGATGGGGAAGATAAGGAAGATAAGGAAGAAAAAGAGGTAGAAGAAGAAGAGTCTACTACTGAACCTGAATCATTCGAGCAGATGGAAGAAGTGTTCGAGAAGGATAACAAGAAGTTCCACAAAGATTTTAAGTCTAATGAGAAGGCTCTGTACTTCAAGTACAAGAAAGAGAAGTTACGTCGTCAGGAATATTCTAAAGAGCTTGAGGAGTTAAAGGCTGAGAAGGAACTAGGGTCTATTAAAGGCAAGGTTTCTACTGACAGGTTGGCTAAAGTTCGTGAAGCACTTAACAGTGGTGAAGAGCTTACTGTTGACTCTCTTAGAGAACTCATTGGTGATGCTGAGGTAAAAGATGACGGTAGGATGACCCAAGAAGAGCATGAAGCTAAGGTCAAACAAGGTCAGATGACCCAACAGGCATATAACGATAGAGTTATGCTTGCAGAGCAAATAGGGATTAGCAAGTATCCTAATTTCGATAAGATATCTGCTGTTGCAGAAGAGGTTGCAAAGGGTGATAAGGATGCGCTACAGATCATAGCGGATGCTTTTACAGATAAAAACATTGATGAAGGTACTATTGTCGAGAAGGTTGTTAAAGTTGCTCGTATGCACCCAAAATTCAAAGAAATGACACAGTTGGCAAGTCCTGAAGAAAAGGAAGAAGTTAATAGAGCTATAAAGAACTCTAAGAAAGCTAAAAGCAGTGCATCTCTCGGCAGTTCTGGGAAGAGTATGCAAAAGAGAGAAAGTGAACTATCGCCTAGTGACGTGGCGAATACGAGTACAGGTGAATGGAGAAAACTAAGTGAGAAAACACAAGAACGACTTCTAAGGGAAGTCAGTTCTTAATAACAAGGAGTTTTAAAGATGGCTAATTCAGCTAGTGATAGCGATTTACAAAAGAAACTATGGCGCAATAAGTTGTACGCAGATATTGCGGATCAAAACTATTTCGCACAGTCTGGTTTGATGGGTGAAGGGGAGAATAACATTGTTCAGACCCTTAATGACCTGAAGAAAGAATCCGGTGATACAGTCACAGTTCCTTTCACTGCTAAGTTGAGTGGAAACGGTGTTGCTGGTGATGCAGAACTTGAAGGTAAAGAAGAAGCAATTAACCCTTATTCAGATAAGGTTGAGATCGCACAGATCCGTAATGCTGTTCGCTTGACAGGTCGTTATGACGAGAAGCGTAACATCTACGACATGTTCAAAGATGGAAAAGATAAGCTTTCTATCTGGGGTCAAGAATGGATGGAACGTCAGATCATGTTGAAGATGGCTGGTGTTTCTGTAGCTAACCTTGTTGACGTTAATGGTGACGAGTACCTTGGTCAGACACAAGACGGTACTAACATCTCTACTTGGTCGAATACCCCAGGTGGTCCTACTTCGGCTGAAGAAGATGCTGGTGTTGGTGATCGTTACATGTGTGCTGATGCGTCTGGTCTTACTTCATTAGCTGCTTCAGACATGTTAACTGTGGCAATTATCCGCCAAGCTAAGATGAAAGCTAGGTTGGCTAACCCTAAGATCAAGCCGCTTCGTATCGAAGGTAGAGACCATTATGTAATGTTTATTCACCCTCATCAGGCGCTTGACTTGAAGCTCGACACAGTTTATAACGCTGCTGTTACTGATGCTTGGTGGAGAGGTAAAGATAACCCTCTTTTCAGTGGTGCGCTTGCTGTTATTGATGGAGTTATCTTGGTCGAACATGAATACGTTCCATCTCTTGATGGTGACGGGGCGTTGGTATTCGTTGCAGATAACACGACTTATGTTCCTGACGGTATCCGTTGTTTCCGTTCTAGCCTTTGTGGTCAACAGGCTGTTCTTGTTGCTCAGACCCAATATTCTTGGGAAATGAGTGAGAAGACGTTTGACTACGGGAACAAGAAGGGTGTTGCATCTGGAATGATCGGTGGAATTCAGAAGTTAGAGTTCAACGATAAGGCTTATGGCGTTATCACTGTTGATACATCTGCTACTGCTTATACTGACGTTGCATAAGAATAGTTATAGTAACGGGGGTTACAACACTGTAGCCCCCAACAA